CCGGGAACGGCTTTCAACTGTCCCTTGCTGATCTTGCTGTCGATGACGACCGGCTCCAGGTTCAGCGGATAGACCGTTTTGAACTCGGCCGTCTCCGATCCCTGCACGCCGGAGAGCAGCGGGACAGCGGTCATGACTAGCTCGGAAGAACGGTGAAGCGGTTATGCCGCACGCCCGCGCTCGACAGGCGATAGGCCGGAGTCCGAGCAATCGGAGCCGCCGCATTGGACGCGAGCAAGTCCTGAACAGCGGTCGCCAGAACAGCCCTGCAATCGTCGGTGAGAGCCGCGCCCGCCGCGCCAATCGTCGGTGCAAGGCGCTGGGCCAGCAATGCTGAGACGGCTTCTCGCGCACCGTCGGGGATGCCGCTCGGCTCTTCAAGCTGGCCTTCGCCATAGGAGGGATAGTCGAAGCCGAGATCGATGCCCTTGTTTGCGAGCAGCGAGGCCATCAGGCCGTTCAGCAGCCGCAAGCCCTTGGTCATTTCCTCGGGCGTGCGCTCGTATTGATCGCCTGACAGGCCGCAGAAGTCGTAAGCGCCCTCGACGATGCTGCCCTTTGACGGGCCAGCGGCGTAGATCGTGATCTGCGGCACTTACTTGGCCTTGCGCTTGACCGCCGCGACAACCTTCTTCGCGTCGGCTTTCACGGTTTCCAGAGCGCCTTCGATGACGGACTCGACGCGATGCCAGCCCTCGGCAATGGCCTTCGCTTCGGCCTCCGCGTCGTGAACGATGGTGATTGCGAGTTGCCGCCCTTCCCAGACCAGCTCCTCGCCCTTCTTGTATAGTGCTTTGGGATATTCGAGCATTGGGGACTCCCGCTGTCGTTAGGGCCGCAAAGCCCCAAGGAGAGCGGGAGGAACGGACAGCCCCGAAAGACCGTCCGCCCCTCCCAACTCGCTAGGCCTGACCGAACAGCATCAGCCCGGTCATTTCGGGCTGCTTGTTGACGAGGCCGTAGAACACGTCCCAGCGATACTTGCAGCTCAGATCGCCGATTGCGCCCTGCCGCGCCATCGTGACCTGAATACCCTGGTCGGTGGTCGCCGACATGACCGCGAGGCCCGCGTCGTCCTGCGGCCGATAATGGCCGGGAACGATCTCGAACGCATCGCCCTGCCAAAACGGATTGGCGGGGGCTGCGGTCGTATTGAGGAACGTGATCGCCGCGCCGTTGGCCGGGGTCGCGGTGCAGTTCTTGTACTGCAACTCCGGATCGGTCGGAGACGAGTCCGCCGCGATGATCGGCGGGCTGATCTGGATGACGCCAGCACCGCCGCCGCCCGAGACGATCGCAGTGACGCGGAACGTCTTAAGGACGCCGGTGTCCTGCTTGGTGATGTGATGGACCTCGTTGACGCCCGCGATAGTGAAGCAGTCGCCAACCTTGATCGTGCCCGACACCACGCCGACCGTGAGGCTCTGGAAGCGGTTATCGACGTTCGAAATTTCGCCCGTCGAAGCCGTGCTCGTCGCCTTCGGAACATAGCGCTGATTGGCGCCGTTGACCGTGACGGTCGTTCCGCCGGCCGCCGTGAGACGATAGGCATAATCCAGCTTGTAGGTGTCGAAGCCCGCAACCTGGCCGACGCTGGCGTTCTCGTAAGCGGTCTGCGCCTTGCCCGAGAGCGTCGAACGGTTCGCGAGGTCTTTCGCCATGTTGTTGTAGTCGGCGGACGAAAGAACGAGCTTGCGATCGAACATCGGGATGCCGTTGCGGTTCAGCATGTTGTCGCACTGAGCAACATCATCGAAGCCACCCGCCGCCGACGTGCGCTTGACGACCATGGTGCCGGTGAGGGCGGCCATGTTCGAGCAATCGACGTTGATGTCCGACGCGAGACGCTGCATCGCTGCATCACCGAGGCGCTGGCGCTGAAGCTGGTCGCGCAGCTCGGTCGCCGAAAGGGTCAGCGGAACCGAGTGGCTATAGCCAAGCGTGGTCGGAACCGAGAGCTGCGTATAGTTGCGCGCGAAGTTGGACGACTGGTCGATGCCGGTGAACGACTGCGCGATGTACGGCATCGGACGCCAGATGGTGTTACCGGCGCGTTCCGCCGTCACATCGTCAAGCGCATAGGTGTTGAAGAGCTTGGAGACGACAAGGCCGTCGTTGAACTTCTCGAACACCTGGTCGAACGCTACGCGTTCCTCTTTTGAGAACGAATTTGCCACGGGATTTCCCCTGAAGAAAAAGGTTGCGGATCGCGGCTCCAAGCCGGTTCGACGCCCTTGTTCTCGTCTGTCTCAGCCGACGGTCGCTGGAATGGCGTGGGGAAAGAAATACGCGCCCCCGAAGAGGCGCGCGATTGAACTCTTATCAGCTTACTTGAGCCCGTGCTTGCGCTTGAACTCGATGATCGGCCTGCGGTCGCCGCCCTTGCGCTCCCAGTCGGCTTCCATCTTGTCGAGCTGCTTCTGAGCCGCGCTGCTGTCTCTGGACGCCGTAGCCGATGGGCGCTCCGGCGTGTCGGGATCGGGAGCCTTCCTGCGCTTCACCATTTTCAGTTGTCCTTCGAGCTTTGCCACTTCCTTGATGAAGCGGATGGGATCGGCCGCGCCGTTGATGTTCGCGAGCGCTTCCAATCGTGACGGGTTTTTCGCCAGCGCGTAGATCAGGCGAGCGCGGTTGCCCTTGTCCACGGCATGAATGACGAGCGCGTTCATCTGGTCGCCGAGTGTGGCGCGCACGGTCTCGAACGCGTCGTCCGCGTCATCCTTCGCGAGCGCGGTCTTTTCCTCGGCAACGGCTTTGAGCTCGTTTTCCCACGCCTGCTGCTGCGCTTGGGCCGCGTCCGCCTTCTCGCGCTTGCGAGCGTCGCGGGCGGCAACTCGCTTGTCATACGCGCGGATCGCCGCTTTCAGCTTCTCGTCGTCACCGTCGATCCCGTCATCCCACATTTGCGGCTCGGGACCGATCTCTTCTTCCGGCTCAGGCTCCGGGACGGCCTTCTTCGCGTCGGCGGCTTCCTTGCGGGCGCGCTTCAGTTCCTCGCGAAGATGCTTGACAAGGCCGGAGTCTCCGTCCTGCGGCTCGGTCGGCTCGTCGCCGAACGCGAAAACCTCTTCCTCGTCGTCGGGCTCTTCGGTTTGGGGCTGCTCGTCCGTTTCGGGAGCCTCGGGCTCGACCTCTTCGGTCAGCAGCAGTTCGTCGTTTTCGGTGGTTTCGGCTTCGTCAGCCATTGGTCCGTCCTTTCGCTCACCCGGTTCAAGGCCCGGTGGTTGCCTTGACGGGAAAGCTAGGACCGGCGGAAACGGCTTGCGATTGAACTCTTATCAATGGTAATGGCGGTTGCGTGTTCGCGTTGTTCCTCCTGGCGCAAGCAACCGACTGCTCATGGAACGCCGTGGGCTGGAGTTGTCGCCAGCAGCAGACCGATCCCCTCGATTACGGCAAGCTGATGCAGTCGGGCCGCGACATGGTTCCGGCATATCGTCCGCCCGATCCCGAAGCGGTGCGCCAGTATCGCGCCGATGCGCTGCGTCGCGCGGTCGGCAAGCTCGTCAATGACGGCAAATGCGCCGACGCCCAGGGTCTCGCTGTCAAGAACGGGGACTTCGGCCTCGCCAACGAGGTCAAGGCGTATTGCGCCAGCCAGTGAGCTGGTCCGTATTCCTGTCGCTTGCGTGGCTGATCCTGCTGTTCGTGCCGCAGCGGGCACTCAGATTGTCCAGCGTCGGTTTACTGGTTCTGATCCTGTTCGTTGGGATCGGGTGACGCCGCCGCGCTGGTGACGATGCCATTGTCGTTGACGTGCGACAGGAACGCGCTCTGGAACGCGTGAATCTCGCCCGCGATCGACGGGTTCTTGACCGCCAACGCATTGACCCACGGGCGCGACCAATAGGCGCGCGCACCGGCAACCGTGCGCGGCGTCGAAGCGATCTTGCGCGCAATCGCGGGCGACGAAAGCAGCTTCCCGCCGACATATTGCAGCGCCATGTCCAATCCACCGAGCACCGGGTTCGCGCCGAACACGGGCAGGGTGTGTGTTGCCGCGATGACGCTGATCCCGGTCTTTGACGTATTGGCGAACCTGTCCGACGATTTCATGCCCGAAAACACGAGCG